GGTTATCAAATAAATTAGAAGCATATTTTTTATAACTTTCATCATCTATTGCTGATGTATCTTTTTTTTGTAAAAGTTGAGCAAATTGCTGTACTTTTACCGCTTCAGTAGCTTTTTCTAATATAGCAGTAGCTCTTTTTGTAAATCTAGGATTATCAATAAGTGGTGGAGTTCCGTCTGGTCTTGGCTCTGTAATTTTTTTAATAAAAAAAGGAGCATAATTACCACCTTGAGCTATATGAGCTTCTGTTTGTGTTAACAATATTTCATCAAAATCAACTTTAGATAAAGCTGGGTTTAATTCGTTTCTAATTTTATCAAATTCTTGATCAAATTTTAATTCTAAATTTTCCTGTATGTATTTTTGTTTGTTCGCAGCATAGTCCTTACCAGACGTTTCAATAGGTATAGTGGATCTATAATTTGCATCTAATTCATCAATTACTTTATCCATTATATTACGTAATTGATAACTTACACTACCAGCTGCTCTAACTATTAATTCTTCAGATTGAAATTCAAATTCTTTTTCTTGAATCCACTTTTGTAAATTAGCATTACTTTTATTAAATGCTTCTTGAAAAAAAGGATCAGATTGTTTGTCTTTCATATAATCAGCAGACATTTGTGAATAATCAGTTTGCCAATTATACGAAGGTGACTTTCTATTTTCTAAATAACGTTTTTTAAATCCATAAGAAAATTCATCTGTAGCGTTTATAGAATATTGTTTATAAGCACCAGCTCTAGCCCAGCCATTATAAATATCTGGGAAACCTTCTTGGTGTGCTTTTCTAGCTTCTTCTAAAGTCATATTGTTAACTTTATTAGCACCTAGTATGCTATCTTCAACAGCTTTTGTTTTTAAACTTTCTTTTGTTAGTTCTTGTATTTTAGGATTAAATTGACCTAGTGCATCAGATAATACTTCTAAACTACTTTTACCTACAATATTACCAACTCCTTTGACTTTAACTGTTCTTACATCAGGTGTGTCAACTAAGTTAACATTAACTCCTAAATCTGTATTTATTCTTTTACTCATATTTAATTACTATGTAAGACCACTATATAAAGAATCTAAATTAATTCCACCAACTATACCACTTGTTCTACCAACTGTTGCTGGAGGTTTCGGAGTTGCTGGTGGTTTTACACTTGAAAATGTAAATGCTATATCAGCACCAGCTTTTAAAGCATAAGGTAAAAATGATGGTTTGACAGCTCTAGGTAAGGATAAAATTTGATTTACATATCCTCTATTTGTAGCTTGTCTATTATCATCTATACCTCTAACTATTTCTTCGTAGTTATTATCTATTGTAGAGAAAGCAAAACCTCTTTGTCTATCTATATCTCCAAGTAATGTATCTACAACATTACCACCAATACCTTTTTCTCCAATGTTTACTTTGGCTTGTGCAGATACTTTTTTAGCTTTCAGATTAGTTAAGTATTTTTGTTCAGATAATTTTTCAGTTTCACGTTCTTTTTTTCTAATTAATACATTGTCACTAAAAATAGCTTCTTGTCTAATATTTGCAGCATTAGCTTGAGCATTTGCATTAATTGTTTTTGCACTAGACGAAGCAGCTTTATAATCTACAACAGCTTTACCCGCACTAAAAACAGCATAAGCAACAGGATTACACATAATTTAAAAGTCCTCTCTTTTTTTCATAAAACCATAAAATTTAACGTTGTTAAAATATTTGTCGTGTATAATTTTAAACCCACAATATTTAATCCAATTAATATGTAATTTATTTCTACTATCTATATAATTAAATAATACAGGAAACTTAAATTGCATTTCTTCAACTCTATTTATACAATTTTTAATAAAAGTTTTTTTAATTTTATATAATTCATTAGTACATAGTAAATATGGATAACCAACGTAATTATTATATGGTGATTTACTTACACCATAAATACCAGCTACTTTATCATTTACTAAAAAAGTTTTAGCATAAGTAGAACTTAAAATACTATCTTTTAATTTATTATAAATATTCTTGTTTCCAGTTACAGTTTGTACTTCTAATCTATCTTCTTTTCTTAGATTAGCAGTTAAATCAACAATATCAAATAGGTTAGTATTTCTTTCTTCAATATTCATTGTTAAGCTATACGTGAAGATAAAATTGAAAATAATCCTTCCCACTCAGCAGATAAGAAATTAGCTGGTAAATAACTGTCGCTAGTTATTTCCATTTCTATATCTGAGTTACGACATTGTACTGGTAGTTGAAAAGTTCCACTTTCTAATGTAGGTTGACCCAAAACAAAATTACTAGATCCAAGTATTTGTCCTGTAAATTTATGTATACTAGATGTTCTAGCTCTAGGAAATAAAGTTACTGTGAAATAACCCGTATCACCATATACTAATTTTAATTTTTTAAGTTGTAGTCTACCACTATTTATAGTTGATGAAGTTCCTGATCCTTTTTGTTCTCTAACAAAAAAAGTAGAAAATCTATACTTAAATGTGTATTTAAGACCGACAAAAGCTGGGTGAGCAGAGTAATTACCAGTTACAACAGCTGTGGTTGAAGTTGAAGATACTAAATCTATTAATCTACCTTTTAAACTAGCAGACCAACTACCACTTAAAACAACGTTTTTAACGTTTGTATCTGGATATGGTAATGTAAATGTAGTTTGATCTGTACCAGCATTATATGTACCCGTTATTAATACTTTTCTATCTAATAAAACAGGAAAAGCTAAATTAGTATCTACTTCACTTGATTTTAAATTTATTTTTTCTAAATAAGTACCGTCAGCACGTTTTACAACAATGAAGAAAAACGTTTCAATAGTTTCCCCGTCTAATAATACTGTACCACTTGGAAATATATATTTAGACCAAGATTTTTGTAATGCTCTACTATTAGAATCAAAATAAAATTTATAAACTCCTAAAGAATTTTTTTCAGTATTACAAAAAGCAAACAAAGTATTTTCTGTTGTAGAACCTCTTAATGATGTAATTCTACCATTTAAATACCTAGGTACATTTATAGAAATATCTACGGCTTCTTTAGTCAATAAATCTGATGAAATAAAATATTCACTAACACCAGCAAAATTTCCTCTTTGAAATGCAAAATAAATATTTTTACCTACTGGTACAGGTTTACAAATAGGATCAATTTCATATTCAGTAGCTTGATTAATAGCTACTGTTTTAGCTGTTAAAGTTTCTTCTGGTTTTAATAAAAATTGTGTTTGATCTGCAAACAATAGTAATTCTTCATTTAAGCTTACAGCATATTTTAAATTTGAAACTTTATTATGACTAACAGCTACATCTACTACATCATCATCTAAAGTTGTAGTTACTGTTTCTGGATAAAAAGTAAAAAATTCACTTACTTTAGAAAATATTACATTTTCAGAAGCTAAAAAACCTAATCTATTTCTATAGAAAAATATATCTTGTATTTTTTTACCAACAAATGTAGGATCACTTGCTGTTACTGCATCACCACAAGTTCTTCCATTATAAATTGGTGTTGTAAAAGAAGTTGCACCTATTGTATAACTAGAACCGTCAGCTTTTGTAAATCTAAAATTACCGTCAGATGTCCGTATTAATAAATGTGGTAACGTTGCTGTATTAAAATTATTGTCTATACCAGATTTAACAGTTTCAACAAAAGCAGTACCGTCCCATTTTACGTAGTAATTATCAAATTGTGTTCCTTGGTCTCCAACTATTTCTACTTCAAAATCAGGATAACCTTTATATGGTAAATCACTAAAAGATTTTATTTTATTTTTTACTAAAATTAATCCATCACCACCAAGACCATCGGAGACTGATGCTGTAAAAGTTCCTACTGTTTTTGATAAATATATAATAGAACCATCTCTAACTATAGTGTAACCTACAAGAGTAGCATTTAAATCATTAAATAGTTCTGTTGCTATATTATCAGTAGTAATACTACTAGCGTTAGCTGCTGCACTATTATCTAACGTTGTAAAACTAGCTACGTTAGTACCGTTAATATCAATTTTATAAGTTGTTGAATACTGTCCATTTTTTACAAAAAAAAGTGCTTCATCTGGTCTAGCGGCTGTAGTAGTTCCTGATTTAGCTACAGTAATAGATTTATTAACTATAAACGTAAAATCTGCAACAGTTACTAAATTTATGTCTTGTTGTGGATTAGTAGTTGTTAAATAAGTTAACGAAGGTGCAACAACTGTTTTTTGTACTCCAGTTAAATCATAAACTTTTATAGAACCATTGTTAACTAATACTGTATATCTTTCTACAGAATCTCTATTTATAAAATGAATTTTACTGTCTTCAAAAGTATCTGAATTTAATTTTGCTATATGAGATGTTGGTGGGCGTTTACCTAGACCATACACAACATCTGATAAACCGTTTTCTTGTATTTCAGCTTGATTAGGTAATCTTATTGTATCTGGTTGTTGAGATACCCCATTTAATAAATTTGGAATACTTGTAGAAATTAATTTTGAACCCATTAGCCATTAATAATCGAAGATTTATTTGGTTGATAATTTTCTCTATCTACTACTCTATAAACGTCATAATTACCAGTAAGAATATTGTGACGACCAATATCTCCTTCTGATTCTTTTAAATTCATATAAGATTGTAATTCATCAAATTCGTGAAATTTGTGTAATTCAGCAGATACTAACATTCTATCTTGAAAAATTCTAGAAGCTCTAATCATTATATAATGTCTTGCTACTTCTGGTAATTCTTCAAAATCTAAAAAGAATACAATGTTAACTTTTACTGTTTTTGTTATAGTGTAAGTATTGTTTAATCTATCGTATAATTTTCTATTACGTTCTACGTAATTATATACTCTAGAATCTTCAGCTAATTCAACTCTAAGAGTATTAGCTGGTAAAGGAATTTCATTACTATTATTAGGTGTTAGAGAATAATTAATATCTGTATTAAAAAACCAACCACGAGATTGTACTTCTCTAGAAACGTTATCTAAAATTTGTATTGCGATTGACACATCATTAGTAGTAGAGGACGTTATACTAGATACTGGGATTTCTCCGATACTAGTCAGCATAGTATTAACTGCTTCTAGTTTTGATGTTGCTGTTAAAGGCATAAATAAATAAATTTAATTTTTAAATTAAGAGGGGGAGCTTTCACTCCCCCAATCTTAATGTACATTACAAGGTTATTAAGAAGTTTTAATTTCTAAAGACGCTTCTGGTCTTAGAACACCGTGTCCTGCTGCATATTTAGCAACAAGTAGTGTACCTTGATGTCTTGCAGAGTATTCAAGCTCTGTTGATAGGTCTAGTAATTTGACTGTACCTACAGCACTTTTGTGCCATACGCAGCCAACAGTAGTAGAGAAGTTTCCTCCTAAACCACCACCAGAACCAACAATAGAACCAACACCTACGCCAGTAGTAATGTTAGTTGAAGGTAATTGATTTGTTTTAACAATTTCAATACCAGCAATCTTTAAAACTTTACCATCTGCATAACTTCCAGAACCACCAAAGTCTCTGTTAATTACAGCGGCAGTAGTGTCAGATACCATATTGTAGTACGCTTGTGGCGATACCGCAGCATATCTATCTTCAGAAGGAACGTTTGCTTCATCTAGTCTTCTTGCAGCTTCATAAATTGCAGCAGCAGCAGAAGCACCGTTTGTATTGAAGTCAGCGTCAGTAACTTGCTGTCCAGCACTTTGTGGTGATAAAGCAGCTTCTCTTGAGTTCTTGACTAACATTTGGTAAATGTGTCTATCCATTTGATTAGCTAGAGCAATACCCATTTCTTTTGAGTAAATGCTTCTAACTTCCCAAGATGATTTCGCTTCTTCAATAGAAGCAATAAACACGTGAGATACTAGTAGATCTTGAATTGATATAATTCTTTCATTACCTACTATTGACGAACCAGTTAGTTCAGTACCCGCCGTATGGTAAGCAGCAGTCGCTTTTCCGAATGTCGGAAACGTTGCACTTTTACCATTAGCTATAGTACGAACCATAGTTCTATCTAGGGCAGTATTTGCTGTTTCGAAGGCAGTCAGAGTTTCACCCGCAAACAATTTGAGAAATAGGGCGTCCTGAGAACCAGCACCAGCAGCCTGACCTATAAACGAAGGATTAAAATTTGACATTTTATTTTCCTTAGGTTAAGTTGCTTAGTTAGTTTAAAAACAGCTTATTTCGGTAACAAAATTATCGTCCCTCGGGACGGTTAAGACTTTATCTAAGCATTACATCATTTGGGTCTAACTAATTAACCCAAAAGAATTTCTATAAAATATTTGATCTTGATAATTTTAATTCAACTTTTTGTCTAAAAGCTGGATCTTTTTGATATAAAGGATTTTTCATATCTTCTTTTAGTTGGGCAACACTTTCGTATCTTTCCCCAGTTGAATTAGAAGAAGATGATGATTGACCTAAATTTAATTGAGGTTCTCTGCTTTCTGTATTATATCTAGCATACATTCCTCTTATTGTAAATAAAGCAGTATTATCATCACTTGCTACTCCTCTATTAAAAGCATCAACTTCTTCTTCTGACAAATTGTTAGAAACCCAATCAGTCATTAATTTATATTGTTCTTCACCTTTTGTAATTGAATAAGCTTTTTCTTGAAATTGATCTGCAAGTGCTTCTAAACCTTTCATATAATTTTCTACGTATTGTTTAGGAAGACCAGATTTTTCTAGTGAAGTTAAAGTATTATCACTTAGTTGACCAGTTTCATTAAATTCTTGTTCAGCAATTTGAAAAGCAGAACTAATTGGAGACTGTGGTTCAAACTTAGCTTGTAGAGGATTTGGTTTTTCTACTTTAGGTGTAGAAAGTTTTTTTTCTAATTCTTGATAAGATTTAATTAAATCTTGTTGTGAATTAAATTTACCAAGTATTTTTTCTTCTTTAATTTCTTCTACTGGTTGTTGTAAAGGAGCTACAGGAGGAGTATTAGCTTTTTCAATTTTTTGAATTACACTATCTCTATACTCTTGTGTTTCTACGCTAGGTGTTGATGTAATATTTACTGTTGTTGTTTCGCCCATATATTATTGTCCTTGTTGTTGTTGTTGTTCTAGTTGTTGTTGTTGCTCCCTAGCTTTAAAACTATCTCTAACTATACCAGCACCTTCTCTAACTACCTCTGGTGTAGCTTGTTGCACTAAAGCATCTTGTTGTGCAGCTTGTTCTTCCATTTGTATTTGTTCTGGAGATTTAATTAATCCTTCCATATCAATACCCAATGAAGTACCTACTCTTTTAACATATTCATCAAAATTAACAAACTTAAATAATTGTTGTGCAAACGGTGTTAATTGTTGAATAAAAGCATTTAATCTTTGTAAATCAGAAGAACGACCTAGTGCTTCTAGACCAGTTACTATTTTTACTTTAATACTATCTTTAGGTAACGTTGGTAATCTTTTACTTTTTTCCATTTGGTA